CCAGATTGTAATGTCACACCATCAGTGGTAATACTAAATGGTGTTGATAAGGTTGAAAAATCTCTTGGTCCTGCAACCTCGAAGTTATCACCTCCACGCACAAAAATTTGTACGTCTAGGATTTGATTAGTTGATGAAAGTCCTGTAGCTTCATTCAAAACTGTAATAGTCAGGGAACCATTTGATGATTCCTTGAGTGGTGAATATATAATTGGACCAACACCAGTTGTTCTCACACCAACATAATTGGATAAGCCACTAAGATTTTTGAGGAATGGATATTGTGATGAATAAGGCACAATAAATTCCATGTCCCTGTTAGTCGCAAGATCCATAATTTGCGAAGCTACAACATTTACATCAGTGGTAGCTGATCCTGGTCCCAGTGGGTCCCATTGCACGAGTAATCTGCCTCTGTGAAATTTTGAAGCTTGAATTACTATTCTGAAAACTATGTCTCCTCGCCAATATGAAAATGGATAGGCAGCAAAGCACAGAGCTGTAGGTTGATAACCATTAGCACCATGAGCAATCCAACAAGTGGGATTAACTAGCATGTTAGCCAATATAGATCCATGAGAAAGTTGTTCTTCCCAGTCTGCGGATTTAACAAAGGACTCGCGAGAGGCAATTGATATGATAGTCATCTCATCAGAGCCATCAAGACCAACTGTGCGAGAATCAATACAGAGTTCTTGTTTAGGATCAACAGTTAGACGCTCAACCACCTCATGCATTCCACAGTTCGCCATTGTACCAAAAGGTAATTGTTTCATAGCTGAAATGTTATCAATAATTGGTGTTCTTGAAAAACCAAATATGTGAGCGATTTTACCCACGGCAGTTGATGCTATAGTAGTCGCTTTCATATATGGACCAATATAAGGTATTTGATGTAGCTTACCAGTCGCATTAGCAATAGCTGATGCCACACTTGATACTGGGCCAGTCGCCCATTCACCACCTTGGAGAGCAATCTCGTCAGTGGATTGGGTAAGTTCAACATCAGTTGCCCATGCAAAGATCTTATACTCAACACTCTGAGTTGTAGGATCTGTTGAGCATCTAAGACCATGTGGAGTCATATATTGGAAAAGTAATTCTCCCATATTGTGAAAATCACTCAACTTAGTAACATCGAGCCAATTCTTGTCATAAAAGAAAGGTGCACAGATGCAACCTCCTTGACTTGTAGTAGGATTGATGTAGACATGAGCTTTTTGTGAAGCAGACATGACCGTATCATCACCCACTGTTACTGATGCAGGGGAAAAGTCTAAGAGAGGTCTATATGACATTACACTCATACCCCACCAAGTTGGTGCTGCATTAACTACTATTTTAAAGTTCATTTTGCATCGTAAGTATGCGAAATTTGAGATCTTCTTGTATATTGCAGAATTTTGGAAAAATAATTCCCATGGATATAATGTGTATGCTGTTGAAGTACCAGAGGAGTGTACGAATGATGCTATTTCTAAAGGTCTACCTAAGAAATCCTTAATATCAGTAGCTCCTGAAGAGCCAACACCATAGGTTCCATCTGGTTGAGATTCTACTACACGTGTGAATCCAGAGTCTGAGTCAAAGAATTTGACTGGACCCTGAGTTATACACATAGAACCTGCTGTTGATTGTTCATCGGATTGACCGTCCGGTGACGCGGTTGTGTTGTGTGTAACGCTATTATTATTATTGTTACTTTTCATGGTTGTTAGGGGGATGTGTCCACCCTGTAAAACAATAGATTCAACACGTTCGGAATTGTTTTCAATTTCATTTTGTTTTTCAACATGAGGTTGGAAAGGGGAAGGTAAATCCAATTCAGGATAACGCGAAGCAGTGCAATATTGCACTGCTAGTGTTTCCCAGTCTGGCATATGCGCAGTGTAATCTTTAGTACCGTACAGATACTCAAGATTGTACAACGCAATACCTTTTCTAAACATCTCACGTTTGGCAGTATATATTTCTCTCCCGTAAAAGAAATATTCTCTGCACGCCGACATAATAGTTTGAAAGCTTTGCTCTTCTTTAGAGACAGTCGTAGACGCAACAATAGTTGTTAACATCTTACTTATGGATTCTTCATCCAAAGCAGCTAAATACTGCTTCAATTCAGGATTCCACAACCAACTTCTCTTCAGAAAATTGCAATCTTTGATATTCTTAAATGGAATACTTTCAGACTCTTTGTCAGCCATAGTGTACTCAATGCCTATATCACGCAACGCGGCTGCTACAGTAGTGTGGTTAAACCACGCAACAAGCGAGCCAGCAATGTTGTCATCACCATAAGTGCGCAATACGACATTTTCTTTGAATGATTCACACTCTTTTTGAGGACTCAATGTAATGTACGCCATGCGCATATACAATGAGTTAACAATACAGTTTATAATAACTGTAAGAATGTGACCAGAAGGATTAGTACCCATAAATTCTACAAGATCACCATTATAATTAGTGAATGCAAAAGTTATATCAGTAGCTATGCCTCTGATTTGTAAGAGTTGATCAGAATCATAGTTGCCAGATAATTTACATAGATCGTAAAGAACTTCGAAAGCCATAAGCAGCAATTCAGCTGCCATTGTTTTATCGAATTTCTTATAGTCTCCATCAAATAGTCTGTCAGCACCAAACTTAACCAACTGGCAGTACAAAGCATGCCATTCTGGAGATTGAGCGATCAAGCCTGGACATCCTTCAAAGGTATCATGATTCAACTGCATGAGTCGAATAATACCTAAAAAGAGTTGTCTAGCTATG